ATACTACCCTGTGTTTGTTTCTGCTGCAGGAGTCAATGCAGTTCCATATTTAGATAATCCTGGGCTTGCATATAATCCTAGTACAAACACATTAACAACTACAATATTTTCTGGAACAAGCACACAAGCTAGATATGCTGACTTGGCCGAGTGCTATTTAAGTGACAACACTTACAGCCCCGGAACCGTGATTGAATTTGGCGGCACACATGATGTAACAATAACCACTCAAAGTCATAGTAGTCGGGTAGCTGGTGTAGTATCTACTAATCCAGCATATCAAATGAATTTTGGCTTAGAAGGTGAGTACGTAGTTACTGTAGCGTTAACTGGGCGAGTACCTTGTCACGTAGTAGGAAAAATTACCAAAGGTGATTGTTTGGTTGCCAGCGAATACCCCGGTGTTGCTAAGGTATTAGACATGGGTCAATATCGCCCAGCTTGTATTTTAGGCAAGGCCTTACAAGATTACGATTCTGATGAAATTGGCACTATTGAGATTGCAGTAGGACGTACATAATTTTTAGCCAACTTAGTTGGCAAGATAATTAAGTGTATGCGATTTCATATTCTAGGACTGCCACACACTGTAACAAGCAAAGAATTTAATGCTTGTGCATATACCCAAAAAGTTTTTAAATTTGGTAAAATGATGACCGAGCGCGGTCACAAAGTTATCCATTACGGTCACGAAGATTCTGATCTTCCTTGTACCGAGCATGTTACAGTGTTAACCAACAAAGATTTTGAAATTGCTTATGGTGGCTACGATTGGCGCAAAAACTTTTTTAAGTATGACATGAATGACCATGCATACCAAACATTTTTTACTAATGCTATCAGAGAAGTCGGTAAACGCAAACAAAAAAATGATTTTATTCTTCCGTTTTGGGGAGCAGGCACAAGACCAGTTTGCGACGCACACCCAGATTTAATCACAGTTGAGCCCGGTATTGGATATGCTGGTGGCCATTGGGCACGTTGGAAGATTTTTGAAAGTTATGCAATTTATCACGCTTACTGCGGTCTTGAGGCAGTGGGCACTTGCAAACAAGATTGGTACGATGCAGTAATACCTAATTATTTTGATCCTGATGATTTTGAATTCAAAGAACAGAAACAAGATTATTTCTTGTTCCTGGGACGTGTGTACTCTGGCAAGGGTATTGACATTGCTATTCAAGTAACAGAAAAAATTGGAGCCAAGTTAGTCATTGCTGGACAAAATCCAGAAAACAGAACATTTCCTCCACATGTAGAATTTGTTGGATATGCTGACGTTGAAAAACGCAAGCAACTGATGAGCAATGCCAAAGCAGCATTTGTAGCCAGTCAGTATGTAGAACCGTTTGGTGGTGTACAGATTGAATTGCTATTCTCAGGCACACCAACCATTACCACAGACTGGGGTAGCTTTGCAGAAAACAACATTCACGGTGTAACTGGTTATCGTTGTCGAACATTTGAACAGTTTGAGTGGGCAGCAAGAAACATTGGCAACATAGATCCCAAGGACTGTCGTCAGTTTGCAGAAAACTTTAGCCTAGCCCGTGTGGCACCTATGTACGAAGAATACTTCCAAGGCGTACTAGATGTGTACGCTGGCAAGGGCTGGTATCAAGAACATCCAGACCGCACACAGTTAGATTGGTTGCGTAGAACTATTCCAGCCAAGGCATCTATTCCTCCAACTGCTATTACAACACCAATAGCACCAACTATAAATTTAAAAAAAAAAGAATAGCGATGTACACCGAGCCTGAGTGGGCGTTTGGTGCAATACATTATGAATTAACCAAGTATCTATTCGATCGCGGAGTCAATGCCACAGTACTAAACTGGGAAAAGAGTTACACACAACAAGAAATAGCAGAGTTGTCTGATAATATTGATTATTTCCATAGTACACCGTATGGCGTCAACCTCCTAATTAAAAACTACGGTGTTCCACCTGAAAAGTGCATTGCCACTGTGCATGCCAAGTGGGACTTGAATCATTTAACACAGTATGATCCAGACATAGTAAATCGTCTACACAAATATAGCGTAGTAAGCGAATGGCTAATGGGCGAAAGTAAACTGGCAGGAATAGCTCGGGTACCATTAGTTACTCCGGTAGCCATCAACTACGACACATTTTACAACAAACCCAATGAAAAATTACTTACAGTTGGATTTGCTGGAGCAATCAACAACGTACACAAAGATATCAAACGCTATTGGCTAGCAGAACAAGCGGCCAAGAATGCCGGCTTAGAATTTAAACTTGCTCAAAGTTATCACAACAGCTATGTGACCATGGCTGGGTATTATCAAACAGTAGATGCTTTGTTAGTATCTAGCACAGAAGAAGGTGCTGGATTGCCAGCACTAGAAGCCAGTGCTGCAGGCAAACTTGTGATCAGTACACCAGTTGGTTTATGGTTGTCTAAGAGTGGCAACAGTGGACACACAGTTCCCATTGACGAACACGAATACGTAGAAGAAACTACTGCACTGTTAGAATTTTATAGAGATAATCCAGATGCTTATCGAGCCAAGTGTTTAAGTACACAACAGCATGCTCGTCAATATGACTGGAGTGAAGTTATTGATAGCTGGGCAAGGTTAATGCAATGAAATATGATTTTATAGAAATAGGTACAAGTAATTTTGATACATTGATTGAAACAGCCACAGACACCACAACAGGTCTCAGCATTGAAGCCATAAAGCATTACTTGGATTGCTTGCCCGATCGTCCCGGTGTTAAAAAAATAAATTGTGCAGTGTCTCGAAACAATCAAAAAGAAATGCTACAGGTATTTTATGTTCCAGAATCAGTGATTGCTGAACACAATTTACCAGACTGGTTGCGTGGGTGCAACAGTGTAGGTGATTTTCACCTGCAACATAGAAAACTAGGTGTAACTGATCTTGTAGTTAAAAAACATGTGCCTTGCATACCTATTGGCGAAATATTTGAGCAGTATGATGTGTCTGAAGTAGATTATTTAAAAATTGATACTGAAGGCAGCGACGCTGAAATTATGTTACATCTTTATGAATATTTGATTACGCAACCTGCACACAAAAAGCCACGTCGTGTTTTATTTGAAAGCAACGAATTGAATCCAGCACATCTTGTCAAACTTGTTAAAGCAAAATTTACCAGTATTGGCTATCGTGTTGTTAGTAGCAACACAGACACGGTGTTGGAAATTACAGAGTAGATTCGATACTACGAATTTTATTTCGCACAGCATCAAAGTTAACAGTAGACCAAAGTCCTGGATGCATAGGCTTAGGCCAGCGGCCACTGTTTAACCATGCCCATCCAACATGCTCGTCGTTTAACTGTGGATGAAACTCAGAGGCCACACTACAAAAAAATGTATGATATGAAAACACACCGTCGGGGCTAGTAAACTTTTCCAATGGCGCAAGTTTGATATAATCAGGCATGAATCCTAATTCTTCTTCGCACTCGCGTTGCATGGCTTGTAACATGGTTTCGCCTGGTTCAATTTTGCCGCCAGGCAACCCCCAAGTCTCTGGGTGCTTTGGATCATCTCTCAGTAGGTAAAGATACCGTTGAGTGTCCATGGCATAGAACCAAACCCCAATGGCGTTTACAGAGTGATTCTCCATCGACCCCCCGGATATAGTCCTTGATAACTCTTGACCCACTCTGCACCAGTCCATTGGTACTGTAATTCTGTGGTTAAATTTGTAACATATTGGAAATTGTTAGGACTGCTGGTATGATCAAACGCAACTTGCCAACGTGCACCATTGTATTCAATAATGTCATTGGTTTTTGCTACCAACGGTATGCCGGTGATTCCAGTCCATGCCTCTGCGTAGCCGCTATCACTGCCGGTGTCCTCAGTTAGTAAATATCTTTGCCCAATGGCAGCTACTGGCAACCCATGATCTGGGCCACTAGCCAACGGGTTAATAACTGCATTGATTGGACCTAAGGTATTTTGAGGAATAGTATCCAAATCAAAATCTAGCAACAGGAATCGATCATCTGATGGGTCGTAAGAAATATATGCAACAACTTCGTTGCCGTCGTCCATTTCCAGGCTAACATAACTGATACCTGGACGTAACACACCATATACTCCTACAACTGCATGCCACAATACATTGCTTTGCGGACTGGCAGGCGGCTCCAAACTGCTGTTAGATTCATTTATGACTTGCGGCTCACGCAAGGCTTGAAGTTTATTATCAATCAACAATACCTGATAACTGTATGGTGTAATAACTTGACGAGTTCCTAACAACAAGTCATTGTCAACGACAGCATTTGCAGCGTCACCTTGTGCATCAAAAATTTGTGCAATAATTCTTTCAACCACACCAAGTTTTTTAACTTTGGCCGGGCTTGAAATCCAAATTGGTAAATTAAATGTTAGTGTAGCAATGTCAATTGGATTTTCTGTTCCTTGCGGAATAGTTCTTGAGCTCCACTGAACACTTTCTAATTCACACACAGTTAAACTAGTCCAATCAATATAGTTGTCAGTGCTTTGTATTTCCAATGATGGATTAAACAACACCAGCATTTGTTCTAAAATTTGCATTTTTTGATTGGTGTTGCTAGTCCAGATATCTAACTTTAATGTTAGTTTGTATGGCACAGGCATCAACCGCTCAATGGTAAATGCGTTGCCTTGCGTTGTTTCATAACTGTTTGTGGCTTCGTCATAAGTGCGTTGACGCACAGCAGTCTTGCTTACAAAATATGGTTCTTGTATTCTAGGACGATCATAATCAAGTCCAGTAATATAAAATGTCATCAATGGCGTAGCAGGCATGCCTGATGCTGAGTTTTCTTGAAGAATAACTTGAGCTTGCCGGGTAGCATCGCCATACCGCACAGGAACTCTAACTAAAGTA